ATCCTTTTGAATCAACAAGAGAGCTGCCTGGGTCAATCAACAAAGAATGAGCAAATGCAATTTTTCTTTGCAGATCATCCTCTTTTTTATCTTCAATGAATCCTTGTTTTTCAAGATCATCAATGCTTTTTGATGCTCTTTCAAGAGAAAGACTCAAAAGATCAATTTCATTATTTGGCCCAGTAGCGCAAGCAAATAAAAATATTGATAAAAGTAAAATTAAAATTTTCATCGCAGAACATCCTTTCTAATTGGAGGATTTTGAAGTTTGGCAATAAGAGTTGTAGCAGCCGGAACAAATGCCACGAGAAAAACTGTGGCGTATCCGATTTGTGTTATGTCTGAAAACTCCACCGCTCCTTTTTCTATCCATAAAGAAGTGACGTTTCCTGCGACAGTAGAGAGATAAGTTATAAATACAATAAAAATAGTTTTTCCATCAATCATTTCTATGATCCTGTCTCAAAAGTTTTAATATGTCAGACACATCATCTTCTAAGTTTTCCTGCCTAATTTTCATTTCCCTTATATTCAAATTTGTTTCTGTTACCTGTTGTTTAACTACTTCTTGTGTGTTTTCAATTTTTTCCATCCTAATTTCATGCTCTTTGTCTTTTGTTTTCTGATTATTAATATCATTTCCAAAAGTAGTCCAGGTGGCAACTGCTGTTGAGAATAGCACAACTAAGACAATAAAATTTTCAATACTCAATCCGAAAAATGCCGTTCTTATCTTCATATTGCCATAATCTTTGCACTCAGACATTCTAACCCCTAAATATCGGAGACCAATGTACATGAATGTGCTCTTGTGGCTTTCCCTCATTTTCAAATATTACAACATAGTCTTCACCAAGAATGTCTTTTATCTGACGAACAAATTTGTGTTTGTCGACAAAAGTTGGCAAGTGCTTTGTTCTCCAATCCGTGGCGTCGCCGCGATAGTGGGCTGATCTTTCTGCTGAATGCTTAAAGTGTTCGGCGCCACTCGTCACTACAAGATCAACACCATACTTGCTAAATAATGGCTCGCAATCTATGCAGCCAAGCAGGATAGGGGCACGCAGCCCCTTCCTATACTCTTTGTCTTTGAACGAGACTGCCATTATTTATTGGCCTTTGCTGAATCTGCCTTGGCTTGAGCTTCAGCAGCTGCCTTGTCTTCATCAGTCAATTCTTTCTTTTTAATTTTTACTGGCTTAACAGAGTATTTTGCCGCTTGGCCCGAAGTCATTGCCTCAAGCTGATTGCGATCGCAATAGCATTCTTTGCCATCTGATTTGCGATAAATTTTCAAAGTTTGCATTATGTAATTCCTCTTCGTTGATAAAAAGGGCGGTTACAACAATGGAGAGACCAATTGCCGCTGAATTGTAACCGCCAAACTTATTAATACTCGCCAAGCAAAGTAATTCTGCGTGGGTCATATGCTTTGGCACCAATTAACAAGTCAAGTGACATAGTCTCTTTCTTCTTAATCATGTCATACCCAGTAACAACACGAATCGAGAATCCATTATTGCTAACAACAAAAGAAGGCTTATCGCTAGGTTTGTCAAGAACCGGCATAGCAACGGCAAGAGACTGGCTATCAAAAATAGCTCCAATGGTGGAAATATTTGATTGGCCAGAGCCAATTACCGTTACAGCAGCGCCATCAGGAATAATCTCAGTAATAGGATCAACCAGAGTAATAGCTGTAGAAGACGCTTGATCAACATCTGCTGCTACAATCAAAGGTCTGCGAACTCCCGATATTTGAATGCGATCCCCTGCAAGAATAGGAGTTGCAGAGCCATCAAATGAATCCACAGTAAGAGTAGTCACTCCAATTTTATTATTGGGGAAAATTCCAGCAGACGCCGTTCCGTTATCAGTAGTTGTTACACCGTCACCGGCAGTATGAACGTTAGAAGGAAATTGAAGAGAAGAGAAAAAGTCCATCCCCATTGTCCGGCCAAGATTGCCTTCATTGAGAATTGATACGCCGGTGTCCCCACGGTTTTGATGAGTGTTGAACCAAGTCTGGCCGAGCAAATCAGCCTCAAGGTCTTCATTCATCAAACAGAATCGACTACCTGGCTCCAATTGTTGGTGGTTTGCGGCTTTTTTAGCAAGAGCCATATCGCCTGGAGTAGCAAAAAGATCATTTGATACATAAAGGCCTGCACCTTCAAGAATCTTAGTGCCAACATAAGTATCACACTTTTCTGCCAATCTATAAGAAGCAGGCTTGATAACTTGATCAACAAAAGATTCAAGATCAAGCGCTTTTTCTTTAGCAGTGATTTCAACAGAAACATCAAACAATTTCTCAATTGTCATGGAGCGTTTTGATTCGCGAATTTCCTGAATTACAATTTCAGACGCAAATTCTTTTGCTTCAAAATCAGGGCGGGTTTTAATACGAACAGTGTCACCAACAGCATAACCATCTGGCGTCTTGTTGAAATCTGAAGTTTTATCCCTTGCAGTAAGGGCAGTGATAACCAAACCATCTTCAAGATGCATTAGAGCTTCTGCTGCAATCTGATCCACCTGTTCCCAAGCATTAGCCATTTTATTTACCTCATTAAATTAATTGGTCGCTTGGAAATTTCAAAGAGAGTTGCACCAAGCGAATTAAACAAAAAAATCTCGCTTAAAACACTTGGCACAACCAAGAGCAGGGTTATTTGAATTCCAGACTACCCAACTAGCATCAGGCGCAACCATCAACCTTGGGTTTTTCCAGCTACATTTCAGAAATTTGCTCCAGCGCAACTTTCACAAATTTCAATTCAAACATTGCCCAATAGGAGAGAGCAGTTATAAATCTACTATCTACGGAGATAAAAGTAAAGCATAAAACTATGAAAAATTGTATTAAAATAAAATTATTTTTCTGCGGCTTTTGCTTTCTCTGCACGCAACCTGCGATACTCTTTCATGTCTCCTCTGGAAGCTGCAGCAGCCATCTTAGCATCAATTCCACCAGGCCTGCCTCCAGAGCTGCCTTGCCCCCCAGCGCCTTCTGAGGGAGGAAACAAATGTGGTGCACCTTCTTTCAAAGTGTCGACCCATTCTTTTGGAGTAAGCGGGCCATTTTTACCAGGAATAATTTCACCTTTGTTATCTCTAGCAACAAGCTCATCACCTTCAATTGACCACACACCACGTGCTCTATAACGTATATCTGGAATTGCAGAATCAAGCCCTTTTTCTTCAATGAATGCCGTGATGACATTGCTATCAACCATGAGGTCTCTGATGCGGCCATCTGTAGATTCCTTGTATTGCTTTAATCCTCCAAGCTCTTCTTCCAATTGAGTAATTTTCGATTTGTATCCTGCTTCAACCTTTTCAACTCGTTTTTGAATAACTTCGGTGTGCTTTCCTTCAGCAATTAATTTCAATTCTTCATCTTGATCAAATTTTTCAAGCAAATTTCTAACATTTTCAGGATCAAGATCACCCCATGCGTTAATTTTTTCTTCAAGGGCTTTCTTTTCAGTCAAAATCGTTTTGCTTTTATTAGTTAATTTCTCAATGCTAGATGTTGCTTCATTTAATTTTGCTTGAAGCGCATCAAATTTCTCTTTTGTTACTTCATCACCTTCACCCTCACCTTCGCCACAAGGCAAAGAAGGCATAAAAAATACTTTATTGAGATATGTTGCTTTAGACATAATGGTCTCCGCTATAGTTGGTCAATTGTTAATGGTCTTGCTATGCTTGGGTCAAAAGTTTTAAAACCTGAAAGATCAATTTCACCAGCTTTAAATAATTTTGCTTTCTTTGCACTTCCTAAGGCATCAGCAACAAAATCTTTCGGCTGTCTTCTCAACCAATTTTCATACTTGGTTTGAGTAGTTACTTGATCAATTTTAAATATTCCTTTCTCTCTATTGTCTTTTGTTGGCTTCCTTACAGCCCCTCTATTGGTGTATTTATCCCCTCTCTCATATTCTTTGCCTGCTCCAATGGATGGCCTAGCACCAGTTATATTGACATCTTTTAATTTTGGAATAAACGTACTGCGACAATTAAAATGAATGCGGCCAGGACCAGAATCCCAAGGTTCAGAATGGCCAATTGGCTGATTGTTATTATCATACAATAAACCATCCCTAATGCCGCATATAAGTGGTGTGGTTCTGACATCAAGAATTGAAACCCACTCTTTGCCTTCAATAATATCAGGGTTGTATTGAAACAACTCTTCTCTTGAAGTGTGTGCGACATGTTGGACAGAACTCCTAACCAAAGTCTTTAAGTGCCGTGAATTTTGTCCCATAACAGCGCTGACATTCTTGTATATAGCACCCGTTGTTGCACCATCCCTGTAGCTTGTGCCAATTAAGCCAGTAACTTGTCTAGCATCTCTCACACCAAGTCCTTTAAACCACTGGTAAAAAGTCTTTCCTTGAAACTTCTGTCTAAATGCTTTATTTGCCACTCTTAACTCATTTGGATCAGCAAGCTCTCCAACTATTGCCCCAGATATTATTTCACTATTCCACTTTATCTCCCTGGCAGACACTTCATACAACAGGTCTTTTGTTCTTGGTATCACTCCATTTTGATAATACTCAAGTATTGTATTTTTTATTTCATCATTAAGCCTTCTCAATCCAGTATTTGTTAATGTTGGATACTTCTTCTCAACCATGCGCAGCACTCTATCATGCAAACGCTGTAGTTTTTTTGCCTCTTCCCTGCCATATGTCTCACCAAGCCTTGACAGGCGCGCAGCTCTTTGTACATAAATGTCGGGCAAATCAGCCATTATTTTTCTCCAGTATTTTCACCTTGTCGCGATGTTCGGCCGTCTTCACCTTCCTCTTCATCATCAACATCATCTACATCCGGGGCTTCATCTTTTATTTTTTGTTTTATTTCTTCATTTGTAGTTTCTGAATCAACTATGTTCGCATCACGTAAATTATCAAGAAGAGTATCTTGATCAATTGCACCTTGAAGCCAAGCATTGACAAGAGCAGCAATATCTTGCGACGTTAAATATATTTCAGCAAATTCAGTATTGCCTTCAAACTTTATTTCTCCAGATATTCCAGCCCATTCAGCAATAAATTTAAGAGCGTCTTGAATTGCCGTGCTAACAAGATTGATTACATGTATTAGCGTGGCTCCTTGTGCGCTTTGCTTCAACTTTAGTGCCTCTCCACTCTGTCTTGTGCCATCTGTTTCGCCAAAAAAAGACGTACAATATTGAGCAGCTTCTTTGTACAAATCTGAAATGCAACCACGTATATGATCCAATGCTGAAGTATCAGTAGAAGGGTATTCGGCATGCGCTTGAGGATTTGTTATCCCGACAACTACAGTGGAGCCAATAACTTTGGGCACTTCTTGCTGGGACATTCCAAATACGAACAAAGTAGGATTACATGTAAGAAAGTGCGCCTGAGATAAATCAGCATTCTCACGATAAATTGTCAAAGCAATATCAGTAAGGCCAAGCATTGGTATGATATCAGGATCAGCAGTATTTTCAATAGAGCCAATTGGGAATACAGGGAGTCTTGTTAGTGGCTTGCCTTTGTATGATAAATTTACCACTTTATACAAATCATTATCAATATACTTATTTACAATCGCATTCATTGAATCATCAAAAGTATATTCCCAATACTTGCACTTGCCACCTTCGTCACCAATATAGAATACGCAACGCGTCAACTGCCTCTTATTATTAACGACACCATATTCCCAATCTGTATTGATTTCAGCAGCGTAATATACAAAACTAAATTTATCATCTACAACATCTACAACTAAACACATTTTCCCAACAGTAAATATTTCAGAAATACAGAAAGCATAAAGCTGGTTTATATCAAGTCCATTTGGTGTTGCAATATCAACAATATACTCTAATTTTTTTGGCAAATTTACTTCAGGATCAGTTTTTGTTGAAAGGCCGATCAATCCACGCAAAGCATTTGCCGTGATATCAGGGAACCTTGCTCGCATAAGGTATGCTCTGTATGCTGGATTATTATGCCACCATGGTATATACGCCGATTGATAATCAGTGACGTCGCCAGCATTCATCTTAGAGTTATTTGATATGTCACCGGACAATTGCGCTGCTTCTGTAACTGCCATCATGCCAGAAGGCATAGGCAAATAAACTTCTTGTGCTATTTTAACGGCAACAGCACCTTCAACACAATCCCTACATTGCCGCCAGCTAAATCTTTTTCTATCATATTTTACATTGGTATCTTCAATTGACATTATCAATATCCTCCACGGACGACGACAATATTTGCCTCTGGTTTTACAATTGGAAACTCATAAACAACATAATATCCACCGCCGTCAACTATGTGATCGAGGCCAGTAGACTTATCAGGCAATCCATTGTCATTATAAACCTGTTGTTCTAATGAGCCGGTTAAATTTGGGCACTTAAATGTATTTACAAAATACCTTCTTTCACCCTTACCATTACATATCATAGCATTGTAACTAGCAACTCTATCCTTGATTGGCGGGTTAGAATAATTCACATGTATTCTAAATCCAGCAGCGTTTAATTTAGCAATATCAGTTTCTGTTGTATTTGAAGCAGTCCTATTTTTTCCAGTTGCATCAGGATAAACATTAACTGGATTATGTGGATATCTGCTTTTAATGATTGCTATTTGCTCATCTGTATCGTAAGCATTATGAACTTCATCAACAGCATGCGGCAAGCTATTTCTAAGAACGTGTATTACAGAAGCACCCTTTATAACGTTAAAGTCCATACCAATATACAAAGGCTCAGCACCCTCTACTACAGCACTGCTATTATTTAATTCTCTATCAAAGTTAGGATATACCGCACCACTCGTTAAGTTTACAAACAACCCTTCAAGATATGCTTCAACCAGCTGAGGCGGATATGTTGCCTTAAGCGCATCAATATAATCATCTGGCAAGTGAGGGTTTGATCTTGTTGGTGCCCTAATAAGCTCGTATCCTTCAACCTTGTTTTTCTCCCAGCGCTTGTAAGCAAATCTAAATCCTTCTGGTGTAGTATATGCACTTACTCTATTCTGTAATCTTATG